ATATAGTAAGTGCAGATTATGATGGTAAACCTATGACTGAATCTCAGCTAGATATAATAAATGAAGATGGAGATTTTCAACACGAATGTATAATGAATGACTTACAATAATGAAGAATACAACACGTCTTACGACTACTAATAGAACTCAGTAAATATGAAAACAAAAGACAAAGTAAAGTTTTGGCTAGATAAATATCCAAGTCTAAGAGATGATGACAATAGACTTAGTGCTAATATTTGGTCTGAAGAATTAATTGAAAAAGGTTTTGAAGTAAGTCAGTTTTTAATTGTTTATGCTTGCGGTAAATTAACTTCAGCTCCAAGTATAAAAAGAGCAAGAGCAAAGCTTCAGGAAGAAGAACCAAGATATAGGGGTGATAAGTATAATATAAGGAAAGGCATTTTGCAAGACAAATGGAGAAAAGACTTAGGCTATGAAAAAAACAATTAGCAAGTTAAAGAAGGAACTTGATAAGTGGTTTAGTCTTTACATCAGAATAAAAGACTCAAATGAATATGGTTACGTACAGTGTACAACTTGTTCGGTGGTTCGCCACTATAAAGATGGTATGCAAAATGGTCATTTCCAATCTAGGCGTTTTATGGCTACTCGTTTCAATGAAGAAAATTGTTCTACACAGTGTATTAAGTGCAATTTGTATTCTCAGGGTGAACAGTATAAATTCGGTTTAGCTATAGATGCTAAGTATGGAGAAGGAACAGCAGAAGAATTAGAGTATTTAGCTAGGACTATTCACAAAGTATCAAGGGTTGAATATGAAGACCAGATAAGTTATTACAAAAACCTTGTTGAAAACTTAAAAGAAGAAAAAGGTATTTCGTAACTATTTAATTATCTTTGGCGTATGACAGAACCGATATACGCAAATAATGAACACCGAGTAATTATTGATACTTACATAACAATGTGTAAAGAGTTTGCAAAAGAAGTCAGCACAAAAAGTAGATACAATAATTATTTAGAAGTAGTTGAAATTATTTTGGAGTATTCAAATCATTATGGAGAAGGACAGAAAGAGAATAATTTTTGGGATTGGATGCTTATTATACCTATAAATTTAGCAGTAGCAACTAATGGATTCTTTGCAGGAGTAGAAACAAGAAGCAATGCAGCAGTAGTCAGAGCATATAGAGTAGTTCTTGATGAACTAACACAGGACACCGTAAATAAGATTGACAAGATAGAACCAATTAATGACTGAGATATACGAAGAAATATCAAAGTTATCTGATAAGTTTAGGACTATGGCTTACGGATTAACCTCTGATGAAAATGAAGTAAATGAATCAGTACAAGAACTTTTATTATATTTACTACAGATGAACCCTGAAACATTAAAAGGTATATATAACAAAGATGGAATATTAGGTGTAACAAGATATGGAGCAGTAGCTTTAAGACGTGCCTTGACAAGTCCTAGAAGTAATTACTATTATAAGTATAAAAAGTATTATACTCATATAGATAGTTTAACAAGTGCAGTTACTTATAACGAAATGGAGTCAGGGGAAACAATACCTTCTAAGCACCTTTATAACCTGCCTAATGAATTAACAGATGATTATGTATGGACTAGCCTTGAAAAGATAGATGTTGCCTTAGAGGAAAATTTTTCTTGGTACGATAAGAAAGTATTTGAACTTTATTACTATGAAAAAGGAAACACACTAGATTCACTAGCTAAAAAAACAGGAATAAGTAGAAATAGCCTATATACAACTATAGACAAAGTAAGAACTGAATTAAAATACAAGCTTAGTGAATAAATTTTTCGTACCTAAAGAAATATATGAAGATAGAATAAGTATCTGTAAGTCTTGCGTATATTACTTTAAGCCTTCAGGACAATGTAAGAGGTGCTTATGTTTTATGAAAGTGAAGGCAAGAATAGCAACACAAGAATGTCCTCAGAAGTATTGGGGTAAGACATCAGAAGTAGAAGTTAGAACTGATATACCTGAAGAAATAATTGAAGAAGTATTGCTTGTATGGCAGGAAGTAAAAACAGGTAGAGCAAAAAGCAAAGAAGCAAAAAGTAAAATGATACAGTTATATAATATAATTTATGGTAGTAATTATTCAGATACGAGTAATTGCTCGAGTTGTATTGCGACTTGTTTTGATGGAATAAGAAAAATATATCAAGAATACTCAGGAAATAATTAATCAATAAAGGGTAAGACCTAAAAAGCTTTTAATTTTTCAGACCTGTGTAGTAGAGGGGGGGTGTGGTTACCTCCCCAATACAATTAACTAAAATAGTAATAATGAAAATAATAGTAATATGGCCGAACTAGAAAGAACATACAAAACAATTAAATGGATATTGAAAGACAATATCAAAAAGAATGTCAGAGCTTTGTGGACTTGGAAGGACGACAACTTTACCTGCATATATGAAAACTATGATGGAGATGATAGGATTTATACTAGCAGTCAATTACTTAAACTTTTAACAAAATGATGATATTTACATTACTTGGAATTATAGTAGCAATATTCTTTTTTATAATTATAATTATGACAATAATAGAAGGAAGAATAAAAAGAAGATCTAAAGAAAGATTACTTTGGAAAATGGATAAGGTAGAAACACTAACAGGAGGACTAGCACACGATAGAATTAATGAAAAAAAATAGAATACCAGGTTACTATATAGGAAGTCGGTATAAGATTGAAGCTCGCAAGGTCATAGAAGACTTTGGTTTATCTTACAACGTAGGAACGGCTGTTACTTACTTGCTGAGAGCTGAGAGAAAACACGCAAGTCCTATTGAGTGCATACAGAAAGCAATAAACCACTTAGAGTTTGAACTCGATAAACTAAAGAGATGACACTATATACTTGTAAATGTGGAAAGACTAGAGAACTATCTAAGGTTACAATAGTTTTTAGAGATGGAAATTGGGAAGCCAAGGAATCAGAGTGTGAATGTGGTCTTTATATGGATAGCGTACCTGTAGAAGGAATACCTACCTTACAGAGAACAGAGCCAAGCCTAAGTAAGAACAGAGATAAGCTATGGGCTGGAGCAAAAGAAAAGCTAGTAGGCGAAAGGGGAATCAATGAATCCTTTGATTAATGAAGTTTGTAATAAAGTGTGATAAAGATAAGCAAAACCTGATACACTATTTAAAGGAATTAGGCAATGACTATTTAGTAGATGTAAAGAAACAAAGAAACACAAGGAGCAATATGCAGAATAACTATTATTGGAGTTGTATAGTACAGACACTATCTAATGAACTAGGCTACTACCCAGACGAAATTCACGACCTTTTAAAATTAAAGTTCTCAAGTGAATGGAATAGCATAGAGGTAAACGATAGAACAGTAGCATTACAAACAGTTAAGTCTACAGCTAGAATGGATAGCAAAGCTTTTGAGATATATGCAGACCAAATAAGAATATGGGCAATGACTGAATTAGGCATAAGACTAATGCTGCCAAACGAATACGAGTAATTTCTATTATATATTAACACTTGATTAATCAAATTATTTCAAAATGGAACACGGAGGAAAAAGAGAAGGAGCAGGACGTAAAGGTAAAGGGGAAGAACAAAAGCTAATAGAACACTTATCACCAATGAGTGGAATAGCATTAGACGCTTTACAAGAAGGTATAAAACAAAAACAACAATGGGCTGTTAAGTTATACTTTGAATACTTTTATGGTAAGCCACAGCAAAGAGTAGACGTAACTACTAACGATGAAAGTCTTAACGTACCTTTAATAAACTTTATAAGCTCTGAATCTTAGCGACAAATACACAGCACTCTTTAATTCAGATGCTAGATACTTTATCATAACAGGAGGTAGGGGTTCAGGAAAGTCTTTTGCTGTTACAGTCTTTCTTACGCTATTAACTATGTCTAGGAATGTTAGAGTCCTATTCACACGTTACACAATGACATCAGCACACCTATCAATTATTCCTGAGTTCTTAGAGAAGATAGGACTACTTGGATATGACAATACCTTTAGTGTAAACAAAGCAGAGGTAATAAACTTAGGAAACAAATCTGACATTCTATTTAGAGGTATCAAGACTTCAGCAGGTAATCAGACTGCTAGTTTAAAGTCTTTACAGGGAATATCTACTTGGGTGTTAGATGAAGCTGAAGAACTTGTAGATGAAAACATCTTTGACACTATTGATTTAAGTATAAGGGAAAAGAAAGTGCAGAATAGAATCATATTAGTTTTAAATCCTGTTACTAAGGAACACTGGATATATAAGAGATTCTTTGAGGACAAAGGCATTGAAGGCGGTTTTAATGGCGTTAAAGACAATGTATGCTATATCCATAGTACATACCTAGATAATGAAACAAACCTATCACAGAGCTTCCTAGAGCGTATTAAGAGTATAAAGCATAACAACTTTAAAAAGTATCAGCATAAGATTCTAGGAGGTTGGTTAGCAAAAGCAGAAGGAGTAGTCTTTGAGAATTGGAGTATAGGAGAATTTAATCCTGATAATTTACAAACATCTTGTGGAATGGATTTCGGTTTTAGTATTGACCCTGATTCTTTGACTGAAGTGGCTATTGATAAGAAGCATAAAAAGATATACTTAAAAGAACACCTTTATCGTAATGGATTAAAGAGTCAAGAGCTTGCTAAGATAATACTAGACAAAGTAGATAGTAAACTTATAATTGCCGATTCAGCAGAGCCTAGACTAATAGCAGACCTTAGACATTTAGGAGTAAACATCAAAGCAGTTAAGAAAGGAACAATTGAAAGTGGAATAACTAGAATGCAAGACTATCAACTTATTGTAAGTCCTGAATCAACTAATATAGCTAAAGAGTTAAACAACTATGTCTATGCAGATAAAGGCTCTAAGCTTTACGTAGATAACTATAATCACGCAATAGATGGTATTCGTTATAATGTAATCTATCACCTAGACAATCCAAATGCAGGAAGGTATTACGTGCAGTAAACTAAAAACAACAAATTTCTATTATATAGTGTATAAAAGTCAAAATTAAAAAAGAAGGAAAAACAGAATCGTTTAATCTTATTAGCAGTTGGTCAGATGTGACTCTGGAAACTTGGCTTAAATTAGTTGATTTTGAAACAGGTACAAAGACTGAAGAAGCTACTGAAACAATAGCAGCATTATCAGATATTCCTAGACGGTTGGTCAAGGAATTAGCCTTGTCAGATGTAGCTAATATAATGAG